GGAACTACTGATGGGGTGCTCACGATGTATGGCGCCGATCTATTGCCTATCCGCATTGATTCCTGGGGGGAGTTGAACCGGCACGCCACTGTCGATGATAGCGTGGTGTAAACCAGTTCCTCGTTGATATCCCGGGCTTCAGAGATAACACCGTTAACAGTTGCCGCTCCCGGCGCCGTGCCATTGTCAGTAATCGTCTCGTTGTCCTGGAACGTACCGACAACGGAATGCACCTGTAAACTGCCGGATGCTATACTACCCGTGGACACGATAATAGCGGTTGCGTGGCTGGTTGCGCCGGTTAAGGTTGCTCCAGCGTGAAACACGGCGGTTCCCGCATCGTATCCGAGAGTGAAGTTCTGGCGCTTACCGTTCAGCGTTGCGCTGTGGATCAGGAAGACTGCCGGGAATACCATTACCGGCACCTCGATCTAACGCGGGAAACCCGTGTACCGGTACCATTGACAGCGGCAACATAGAGATCAATCGCCTTCATTGCGTTGGCTTCAAGCGCTGCAATCTCAGTATCAACGCTGACACCATAGGAGAGGCCCGGAAGTGATGAGGAGTTAGTCCGGCTTAGTTCGTGGGCCTGCCTGCGCTTGATCTTCGCAATGGTGAGCGCGATGCTTGCCGTCTTAAGTTGGTTGGCTGATGTTGGGGCAGCAACCCCCTTCTGGATGAGGATATCGACGATTTCCGCATCAGAACGGGCGATAAGAGCGGTAATGTCGGAAGTTGTGGCAGTACCGCAGGCTGTACCTGCTTCCAATTGGACTTCGGTATAGGTGCAATATGCCATTTCAGCTCTCCCGCGCTACTTTCCGCTCGCACAACAGTACCGGATCGGTCTCCGGATCAATCGGCTGGCTCATAACCTTGATCACAACCGCGTTGCTGTCGTAATCGTCGTTCAACTCATCCAGTTTTGTTGCTGTGATGAGCGCCGTGTTTTCAGATGTCAGAACCATACTTATCCCCCTCAAAAAAGGGGATCAGTAGATGATCCTGCACGTTGCGTTGGCGATACCGTAGTTCACACCGAACCGGATCCGGGCCTTGCTGGTCGTGAGATCCTGCATAGGTTCGCGGAAGTCTTCGATGGTGATGTCTTCCCGCATCACGTACGCGCCGGCACTCATGCGGTTGAACACAATCGCGCCGGTGTCGCCGTCGTCCTGATAGTTCCAGGCGGCCCCGTACGAGGCGCTGTTGATGGTGCCGTTGTACTTGCCGTATGCAAGCCCGAGAACGGACGGCTGCCCGCCGGTGATGATGGACTGCCCGCCCCAATAGTTCGTGAGCAGCATCTCGGTCTCGAGTACGCTGTTGAAGTCCGTGGTAGCGATCAGGCTGTCCGGCTGGAACCCGCCGCCGGTCTGTGCACGGGTGATGAGTTCGAGCTTTGCGTGTGCAACGGCCTTGATCCCCTGGTTTGCAGCGGTCCCGAGCGTGTCGTAGGACCTGCCGGCGTTCTGCACGATCACACCGATGGCTTCGTAGTTGAGGGCGTTCTCGATGTGCTGGCCGAGCATGGCAACTTCCATTGCCATCGTGTTGTAGAGCGAATCGCTGATCATTTCATCAGTGATCGGGGCAACCTCGCCGTACTTCTTGACGGTGAAGTCCCGGTATGAGTACGTGCCGTTGCTGTTCCGGTACGGCGCACCCTCAGGAACTTCAGGGGCGATGCCGGTTGCTGCACCTGCGAACGGCAGGCGGAGTGTGTTGCCCTTACTCATTGATTCGGTGCGGAGCATCCCCCGGGCACAGCGGACGTACTGGGCGCCTTCCATCACAGTATTGAGGTACTGGATCTGTACCAGCGGGGTTTCAGCGATGCCTTCCGAGAGGACCAGCTCGCGGGCGTTGTGGATCTTGCCGTCAACTTCGACGGTTAAGGTCTTCGGGATCCGGCGCTCCGCAAGCTCGCGGGCCTCTGACTTGCTGGCGAACATCATCTCGAATGCGTCCGCGAGTGCCCGGATATGGATGTTATCCTCCCTCATCGGGACGGTGTCGGTGCCGGTCGGTTTGTAGGTTGAAATCTGTTCAGTCATGGTAATCACGAAGAGCTCCCGGTCGGTCCATACTGGATGCTGATTTCGATCCTTCCAGTTGCTCCGCCTGCAATATCTTCCTGTGCAATTCCAACAACAGTCCCGGTAAGTTCACCGGCTGATGTGGCTTCCTGAGATGCGGCGGAAACCGTGCCTCCGACTGCGTTGTCGTTGCATTCGACGAATGCCCCGGCATCAATGCCCGTGGTATCATCAGCGTTGGCAACGTAGACAATCGCGCCGTTTTTGAGCACGGGTCCCCATGCACCTGAGGCGATATCGTAGAGTGCGACACCTGCAACGGTGCCAGTTACACCCTTCTTTGATGGGTGAACTGTGTCAGTTACGCCCGTAAGAGCGAAGGCAACAACCTGCCCGGCCTTGATTGCGGCACCGGCTTTGTATGCCCGTGCTTTGTCGTGCCCCTGGTCGCAAACCTGCGTGATGGTGGGGAATGTGCCAATATCTGCCATGATCACACGCTCCTGATGGTGCCGGCCTTCCGGTCAATGACGATCCGGGCGTTGACGGGCTCTTCGAGTTCCTTGCCGGGCGTTCCATCGGTCTTCGGGTTGCCGTCCTTCTCCAGCGCATCGATGCGGGCTGCCTGTGCTTTCACAAGCTCGGAGAGCTCCTTGATCGAGCCCGGAAGTGCGGAGAGTTCCTTCGGGATCTCTACCTTAACCTCGGTGGGCTTCTGTGCCTTCGTGGCCTCAAGCTCCTTGGTGAGCTGTTCGACCTTTGCTTCGAGTTCCTTGGTGTCTGCCATAGTATCCTGCTCCGGCTCTGACGCCGGCGTCTCTTCTTTCGGTTCGGTGGATGGCTGCGGCTCTTCGTTCAAACGGCAGAGTTTGCAGGCGCCTTTGTTGACGAATGCAAACCCCGTAAAAGTGAGCGATGCCGCTTCCATCTGGCGGGTGTCGGTATTGTACCGTTCTTGCCCGCCGTGTTCGACCGATACGAAAGAGATCAGGTTGTGCCTGATCATCTCCTGCATATCGCGCTGGTTCTGCGTCCAGGGCCATACCCGAACATCGGATAAAACGGCTGCATGTTCGCGACCATCTTCTCCTGTGAACCGCCCGAAATGCGGGTTTACAGCCTCCCCTACCTTATCAGTGGATGCCCGGGGAACTTTCCCGACATGACGATTCCAGCCGGAGTTATCCAGCCAGTTTGTCGCATCCGCTTCAAGGGTGCGGGGGATGTAATTCAACGGTGTGCCAACTGCGCTGTCGGTCCACACTCCTTCTGCCAGCATGGGAACGTCTTTGATCAAAAGAGATCCGTCTGGCTCGGTAATCATTGACCCTTTACTGAAGGGCATTGCAAGCGCCCGAATATGTTGTGCTGAATCCGGTGACGGCTTGACGGCGCCTCCGGTGTTGATCGGTGTATTCGGGTTAGAATCGGCTGCCAATTCTGGCATACTAGTATTGGAGCGGCGAGATTATATATGGGTTCGGTATTAACGTAGGTAATATCGATCTCGGGGAAATCACAAAAAAGTATGATTGAAGGTAATTATTTTCTCTTCCCGTTGCCCTTCCGCATGTCGGGCGCTTTCTTCTCCGGCTCCTTAGGGGTGGCGGGCAACTCTTCCGTCACGGCCTCGCCCATCGTTGCCTCCCGCTGCTCCAGCGCCTTGATCGTATCCTTCACAGTCTCAGCGCTACGATATCCCCCGTTAAGGTGAGCGTACCGGTCCGATAGGTGCCGAGCAATCACCACCGGGAAATAGCCGAGTTTATGCAGTTCCCAGATCTTCCGCTGCTCTTCTTCTTTTACCGGGTATCCCTGTGCTATTTTAATCGCCTCCGCTTTCAATCACATTCGCCATGTTCGTTGCCTCATACAGTGCTGCCGTCTTTCCTGCGATAGCGTACTGGTACCCGCCTGTTGGGAGTTTCGTGTACTGGAACCGGTTGAACAGCGTATAGAGCGGTTTCCCTTCAGCGTCTCGCAGGCACACGAAGCCACGGCCCGGACGTTCCAGGAGCACGATGGTGTCGGGAGAATAGAGGGTGTCGAACCGCACAGGAGGATCCTCTAAGCTGATATGCATCCGGCGCCCGGGGCCGTTGTCCGGGATCCCGGGGTTGTGCTCCATATACCAGTTCGCCGGATCCAGCCGGCCCGATTGGATATAAAACTCGTCACGCCTTCGCAGCACTTCATAGAGCAGCCGGTCGAACGGTTCCGCTGCCTCGTCCTGTTGCCAGAAAATTAGGGCGAATAAAAATGGTTTCCAGAGTTTGTCCCGTCGCTCCTCGTTCCCGTCGCAATCGTACCAGCATTCCTTTGCGATCTCATAGAGAAGGCGTTGCGAGCCGGTGAGATTGTCGATCCACGATTGCGGAATATCGGGCATAAGTCGGACCATTTTCCTTAACGGTTCTTTCATAATCCAATGAAATAGAACCGTATTAAACGACGCCTTTTCCCACTCGGGACCGGTGTTCAATCCATCGATCACGTCATCAGTACCAAACCAATAAAGTAATCGATTCCTCATCTTGATAAGTGTTGATTTTATAGGTATCATGCTCGTGCCTCACGGTATATTGCCCAACATCGGCAACCGGGGAAGCGCGGGGGCTCCTGATCTCCCGATGGGAAGTCCTCATCGATGGGTATCCATCTCGCTGCGCTGTTCGCCAGACAACCGTCTGATACCTTCCCATCCCCGCTATTCTGCCAACTCTTTTCCATCTTCACGCCGTCTTCTTGGATGGACTGCGCAAAGATATGATTCCCGGTCTCATACGCACGGGCGCTCTCGGTTACTGCGATGAGCCGGGCCCGTTCTCTGCTGATCGGACCGTCGAATAGTTTCCTGATCTCCTGTCCCGTTTGATTATACGACCATCCTTCATCGAGAGCCGTAACCATGAGCCGTTGCAGGCTGCCCTTTGTCGTGTCCTGGATATCTTTGATGTATTTCAGCGATCCGCCCGTTTCCTTGAAATACTTCACGGCGCGGGGATTGGCAAGGCTGAACGTGGTCTTCGGGTCGTACTTCAGTTGCCCTTTGAGTTGATCAGCGCCGGATAAGATCCCATCCTTTTCGACGCCGAGAATAACGTTTTGTAAGTCCTCATCGGTCTCTTTCTCAATATCGGACCAGATCTTATTCAGTTTCTTCAGTGCTTCGGTTTTGACGGGGTTTCCTGCTTCAAGCGCCTTGATCGGGATATCGGGCGGGAAGTACTCACGCATCCGGGTAAAGTGCATGAGGGTGAGCCGTGCCTGCTCCTCGAAGAATGCGCGGAGGTGCTGCTCGTGGTTGCGGGCGATGCGGTCTTTGTCCCGAACCTTCTGATAACCTATGGTGGCCGTGGTGAAGCGGTTGATGGCCCGGGAAAGTACTGCGGGGATCATCCTTTCCTTACCGCCTCTGCCAGTTCGTGCGCCGCTGCCGCCATTTCCTTTTCGGCGGATAATTTCTGTTCGTCCATTGGGGATATTTCCCCTTTACCAAGTCTTATGAGTTGGTCCAATGCCCCCGGGGTCCATCCAGATTGTGCCGGCTCTGGGTCTGGCCTCTCCTCATCGCTCCGTTCATCCGCCGGGATCCCGAGCTGTTCCCTGCACCAGTCCGCTGGGCACACCGCATCCGGATCAGTACCGGTCCTGAGTTGGGATATTGCCGTTGCCATCTTTGCAAAGTCTTGAGGATCGGTATCATTGAGTTTCATCTTCACGAGGCCGGGTACACCCGTGCGCATGTCGATTACGATATTCCACATCTGCTCAACGTCCCGCTGGCAACTCTTGATCTTCTTGAAAAACGCACCAACGCGGGTAACAGCGGTTGCATCCGTGGTTCCCTGCCTGAGTCCGAGCAGTTCACCCGGGATCCCCATACCGGAAACCACACGGGCCAATGAGACATCGGAATACTGCTGCACGTTGGGCACTCCTGCCGTATCGTGCATGATCATCTCAATGTCTCCTTCGGTCGGGAAGTTGTCAAGAGCGTTAATATTCTCAAATTCTTTTTTGAACTCTTTCCAGTCAGAATCAGAGGCCTTTGCAGCATCGGGGCGGTTCTTGTTCAGCGCGATCTGCCATTTGGGAGTTCCATGTAGGCAGATGCCGTTTGCCGTGGCCTCGATCACGCGGGTATCACGCTTGATGTCGTGGATCACCCGTTCGATCACGCTGATACCGTACGGGGAATCGGGCCGGCTCATGAACTGATAGTGCAGGACGAACGGCTTTTCGAGGATAACCGGAACTGAGAGAGATTCCCCATTATTTGCGTTCCGCTGGATGTACCGTATGATAACGCCCTTCTTGTCGGTGTCGAACTCGAAGCACTCAGCCGGGCGGGGGATGACGTTCACGGGCCTCTCAGCCATTGATCCGCGCCCCATCACGATCTCCGCGAGACCATCCCGCACGGTGATGGCGTCAACCATCATCTGCCATGTAATGTCATAGACGTTGATGCCGTTCAGGAAATCCTCAACATCTGCCTTTGCTGCCTCTCCGGTTTCCTCCGCATCCTCTGCGATCTCCAGCGTGTAGCCTGCCCCGATGGTGTACAGCGGGTACAGGTCCACGGCCTCCGAGATATACGCGCCTTGCAGGTAGATGTTCCGCAGGTCACGCATTTTCTTGAAGGTCCGGGTCGGGTCCTGTGTGAGATCCGGAATATACATCGATCCCTGCCCCGCGATCCTCCAGTCCCGGGCTTTTGCAACACTCTTTGCATCTTCTGTCGGGCCCTCGTTGATGCTGAGGAGCCGCTTACCTAATACGTCAATTCTCATGTTTTCAACCCCTCAAAACACTTGCATCGCCCTTCATCAGTGATCATGATTAATTTCAAATTGCAATGCGATTCTGGATCGTGGGAATTGCTGTTAAATCTGCATTGGTGCGCCCAACACGCCACCAAAGATTCTCGGTTGTCTTTCATGTCTTACTCTCCATCTTTCTCCCGGCTGCCCGGAATCCTCCGGTTGCCCTCAATGCCAGCGCGTTATATCCGCCGCTGACCGCATCGACCTGATCGTCGTGCGCTCCCTCTGTTGGAAATAATACCAGTTCGTCCATAAGTGCTCCTGTAAACTTCCCGTGCAAAATGAATAGATTGCCCTGTTCCGCTGCCGTGCTCAATGCCGCTGCCCGGCTTACTTTGCTGCCCGTGCTCTTGATGCCCTTGAAGTTATAGCCGGTGAGCACCTGCCGGGCGTAATGGTCGATTACATCCACTCCTGCGCTGCCGGGCTCCTGCTCCATGCGGATCATAACTTCCGGGCCGTCAAGCTGTGCGGTTTGCAGGATCAGCGCCTCCACTCCAGCCGGGCGGGATTGTGTGCGTTTGACATCCAGCACATAGACCCTGCCGTGATCGATGCCAACCAATGCCCCGGCGGTCCAATCCCCTCCACCTTCCGTCGCCGCTTTATCCCAGTACCGGCATAGCGGCATGTTTCGGGGTACTGCATCGGTGAGTTTCAGCCATTCCCGCTTAAACAGCCCGCCTTCGGGCCGGACATCCCAATTCCCGCTTAAGAGTTGTTCCCTGGTGATCGGGTCCAGTTTCATCAATGATTGGATATAGGATCCCCGGTCCAAGTGCGGGTTATCGTCCAGTGACGCGGGAATAAACATCCTCTCGGTGTTCTGCGCTGACGTAATGAACCGGGCCTTAACCCACTCATGCCCGATATCGCCCGGGTTACTGGCTGCCCGCATCCTTAACGGGACATCGGAGCCCGCCAATCTCCGCAACCGTGAATGGAGGTAAAGGTATTGATTCTCCTTAAATTGGGTCAATTCGTCGAAGCCGATATATTGAAACGCGGATCCTTGATATCGATAGTGATCCCGTGGTGCATCCAGATATCCAAAGGTGAGGGTTGCACCGCTCGGAAAATTCCATGTCTTTTCCTTGTCGTGCCAGTGTGCATCCGTGTTCTGGAGCCACTCAAAGGACCTGCTCATGATGGCTTCCGGGAGAGAGAGATCCGGGAACGTTCGGCGCAATAACAGAGCGGCATACCCGGGAACATGGACATACTGAAGTGCTGCCATTAAGAGAGCGTCCGACTTTCCACCACCGGCTGATCCCCCGTAAAGGATCTCCGGTATGTGGTCGTGCATCAAAAAGAGGGCTTGTTTTGCCGTCGGTTCGTGCGGGATGTACTTGTTAGCCC